ACGGCATAGAGGTTAGAACCAATAAAGGTTGCGTTAGCATAGCCAACTGTAGAAGCTGTATTGCTCAAAGATGTACCTTGGGCAACCATCACTGCTTTAAACACTGTACGTGGATCGTCAACGACATAACCAACTGCGTAGTTAGACACAGTATTGGCAGGCCAGTATTGACCACGAACGATTTGGCTGGATGAATTGGTATATTCAGCGCCAAGGAAAATGCCTAATGTACCTGCAACAGCAGTTCCAGGAGAAGAGGCAGCAGACATGGTAGTGGTAACAATAGTACCACCAGAGAGTTGAACAATGTCACCATTGAACAAAGACGTGCTATAGGCACTGGCAATGGGATACATGCGGGTTGACCCTGCGTAGGGCAATCCACCGAACTCACTGACAGGCTTAAACCCGTAAGGTGCGGGAATGATTGGATAAGCCATTTAGGACTCCTGATTAAATTTAAATACCTTTTCCAAAGGACGTGGAAGACTTTCTCTCTTTAAAGATAGGCATTCTTGGGTCACTTTGACGCATTAAATTGTTATCTACAGCTTCCGTCTGAGCTTGTGTTTGTTTAGCGTAATATTCATCACGCTGCTCAATAAACTCTTCAGGAGTTTTGCAAAGTAACAATCCGCCTATTTCAATGTTGTCTTTATAACGACTTTGAGGGTCGGCTAACAGTCTAAATTTGGGTTGTTCCTCAAGCGCAACAGGCTCCCAACCTTCACGAATCTTTGAAGAAAGATTACGAGGATCAGAAGTATTAAGCGTTGAGACACGAATCCAACGGTATGCAAATCCGGGCTGCTTGTCTGGCTCGGGTAGCAATTCGGGCTGCGACCACTGCTTTGGACGCTCCACAACCGCACGTGTTTCTAGTTCTCTTGTCAATCTATTTTCAGCCATTTTGGGACTCCAGTTTTAGTGCTTCTCTAGCATATTGTTCGGGGGTTAAGCCTAGTTTTTTAGCAATGCTTACTTGACTAGTTCTAAGCTTTATCTTGTTTGAAGATGTGCTTCTAACCGCAGGAGCAACTACAGTGCTAGGTTTAGCACGGGTCGGTTCGGGTTTTTCTTCTTCGAAGTTTTCCGCAAACCTTTTGCGCATTGTTTTGTCTAATGTCGCATAGTATTCATCAGATCCAACTACCACACCATTGCGTTTGAGCTTTTCGTGTAAGCCTAAAGCAGCGGCAGTCATCTCCTCATCTTGTCCAAACCATTGATTGCGTTCTTGCCACGCCATCGCTCTTTGGTCTGGTTTAGGAGGTTGTTGAACCTGCTGTTGTTGAGGTTGTACTTCAATTTCAGGTTCTTGTAAAGTAGGTTTGTAGTTTTTTGCCTGCATTATGCGCAAATTAGCGACTTGCATGGCTTGTTGGGCTTCAATAATGGCATCTGTATCACCAGCGTCATAGGCTTCTTTATAAGCCTTTTTCGCCATTTCCAGCTCCATATTTGCCGCATTTTGCACAGTTGAGACGTATTCTTTCTCGCCTGACGACAATAAACCTTTCATTCGTTTATTTTCATCTAGCAAACGTCTAGCCAGTGTTAAAGCCTCTTGTTGCTCACGTAATGCAGATTCTTTTTCACGGCGCTCATCGTGCCAAACTTTACGCATTTGTTTGAGTTTGACCTTGACATTCTCATCATAAGAATCAAGTTCGTCTTTCTCTAGCTCTTCAACTAGAGGTCTTGGTAGTGGTGTCTTTCCACGATCTTCGGTTGGGGTATCGTCTTCGATTTCAATACTGATATCGTTTTCAGGACTATCTTCAACTTCATCGGGAAATTTAAATTCTTGTTTTTCAAATTCAGGCATTTTGTACTCCTTTATTTACGTCTAATACCACGTGGATCATCTACAACAGCATCTACTGTGTCGTCATAAATAATCCTAAATTCTCTGCCGTGGATAACTAATCTTGCTCCAGCATTTGGCCGAACCAAAATAAAGTCACCTTCTTTGCACCACGGGCCTGTGGGAAATTTGTTTTTATCGCTATAACAATCTGGCCCCATCGCAACCACAAACAAAACAGTCGTTAAGACTTCTTCGTTTCTAATTGTCTCGTCAGATTTAGCTATACCGTTTTCAAATTCCTTTTCTACTTCGGGAATCGCACAAAGAATCTTGTAGCCTGATGGCCTTGGGAGTTGCTTTGCTTTTTCGGCTTCTGTCGCCTCATAGTTGTATGCGCCAACTACTACCGGATTATCGGGGTTTGTACCCAATAGAATTTCATTCATCTGATTCCTCTAAATTTCGTTGCAGGTCTAATGTGTATCCCCTTGCAAAGAGCAGACCCTTGATCTCCCCACAAAGTTTTTTATAGTCCTCAAAATTCTCCACACGCCCTTCGGCCATGTAGTCTTTAATCTGAGAAACTCTTTCGTCAAATTCTTTAATTAAAGTACTGAAGACATCCATTACTCATTACCTCCTGTTGGTGGTTTAGGCATAGCATTTCTGAGTTTTTGTGCCTCAATATTAGCTTCTGTCCTACCTTTGTCGTGGTTTTGTTCCGCAATTTGTTTCTTTCTCTCATGCTCATTGCGAGCTAAAGTTTGAAACTCAGTGCGCCCACGGTCATGGTTTTGGTCAGCAATCTGGGTATTTTTCTGATGAACTTGTTCTGAAATAGTCTTTATAACATCAGCACCAGTTTGCAATAGCCCAAGTTGTTTCTGGTTGCGAGACTGCATCACAGTTTTAAGTGCATCCACTTTTATCTGTTGTGCTTTGAACATAGCATCCGTCTGATCTTTCTGAGCCTTGCGTGCTTGCTCTTGCTGCTTAATCTGCAACTCTTGCATTTGCATCTGCACCAACGGGTCTTGTGCTTGTTGCTGTGCTTGTTGTTGAGCAGCTTGACCTTGATGCTGTTGCAATAGCTGTTGTGCGGCCTGTGCAAGTAGCGGAGCCAACCTAGCTTCCACTTGGGGATCCATATGGATTTCTTCGCCACTCTCATCCTGTTGTGGAGGTAGAGACATACCAAGCTGCTGCTCAATCTGTACACGATACTCAAAGCCTAAGTGCTCACTGATATGAGCCTGCATTGCTGCTTGTAGAGCCTGTGCATTAGGATTGTTTTGCAACAACTGCATGACTTGCGGGTCTTGCATAGCAGACATATGAACCACGATATGTGACTTGTGATCTTGATAAGCAAACGCTTTAACGGGCTTGCCCTTGAGCACATTCTGGTTCTCGGATACTGGATCTGTAGGCTTCTGATCCTCATCCATCGGAACCAACTTCTCAGCATTCTTAATGCCCAACACCTCCAACATCTGACGATGTAAGAGCGGCAGGTTATATAACTGGGGAGACTGTTGTGCCAACTGAAGCACAGCTTGATACTGCACAATCTTCTGCGCCATTGTCGAAGCGTTTGGATCGCTAACGGGTATCACATCCACGTCATCATAGTCAGACCGCTTGGCCTTGCGACCACCGCTCTCAGGCTCATAAGAATAGTCTTCTGGGGTATACGCCGCAATAATATTCTTGAGTAGCCCCAACTCTTGCTTCATCGCAAAGTGGATGCGGGCCTGCACTGCACTCATAGTCTTTAGAGTGCGCTCAAGGATAGCCAGCGTAGTACCTACAGGCGCTTGGCTTGACATATCACTAATCTGCAAGTCAGCCGTATTAGCGAACCTTCTACCTTCTTCCACAATGGCTTGTAGTAGAGTCATCAAAGTCTGGCTTGGCTCCTTGTATGGGAGCGGCAACAAGTTATCTTTAATAGTGCCACCAGGGATATCCACATCCCTCCACTCACCTGGAGCGATAGGCGTGTCATCATTCTTGACACGCAAGCCTCTGGCCTTGAAGCCACCGGGCAAGTTAGCTAGCGTACCTGCATCCACCAACTGACGAGTCAAACTTGTGCCAGCTTTAGCGAACGCTCCAACCAAGTGGATCAACCCGAATGCATAGAACCCAAACCCAGGAATGTAAGGGTAGTGGACATAGTGACTGCGCTTAGTGCACTGCTCATCGTCTGGCTCCCAGTTGCGCCGTATCGCCAACACCTTCTGACTGCCCTTCTCAACAGTCACAATATAGGGCAGCTTGATCCCAGTCTGGTTGCCTTCCTCATCCTCGTGCTCGTAACCTTCCAAGTCAAGGTCAACATTAATCTCAAGTATCTTATAGCGGCTATCTGTTGTAGCCCTAAAGCCCATCTTCTCTGCTATCTTTTTCTCAACCTCATCAAGCGTATTGTTTGGCTCACCTAGGTCAATGTCTAGGTAGAACCCAGCCACCTGTAACCTGCGCAGCTCGTTCTCGGTCTTACGCATCACGTGCGTAACCCTCTCAGCAGACTCCAAATTACTTGCGCCATATGGGACAACGATGTCTTCTGCGGGGACAAATATGGATACTTGCCTGTCTAAGTGCGGGTCAAAATATACTTTCTTGAACGCATTGCCCGACAACCCCAAGCCCCACAACATGCGCTCATGCTCGGTGCGGTACTCGGTCATCACATCCGTCAACTGATAATTCATATCATCTTGCACACGGACTGCCGCAGCTTTCTTGGCTGGGGTTTCTTTGCCTATGATCTGGGTACGTACTGGCCCCGCTGCTGGGAATGTACTCATCATAGTCTCAGACTGAAACTTAACCAACGCCTCAGTTAGCAACGGATGGTACAAGCCACAAGCGCCAAGCCAAGGATCTGTGCGCTCTTCCATCTTCATACCAAGAAGTTCTAAGCCGTCAACGTAAGTCTGCATCCAGTCTTTGCGTGAATGCACATCTTCTTCATAGTCGCTGATCAGCTCACTTGCTATAGACTGAAGTAATGATTCTGGTATTTCTTCTGCCAAGTTTCTATTAAACTCATCGGCATCTACACCTTTCTCCATGCTGATATCCACGCCATCGGTATGAATATGCACCGCATCAGGGTTCTCAATTTCAATCTCAAGCGGTTCTTCGTTTTGAGCCAAAGCTTCAATACCTTTGGGTGCTTCATACAATGCTTTATGGATAGCCATAATAATCCTTAATAGTATTCTCTTTTACGGCGGAAGTATTTAACTTCATCTGGTTCATCAGAATCTAATCTAATAAACCCGCCCCGTCTGTAACGAATTAAAGCTTGAGACATAGAGTCAACCATATCGTCATGCTCTCCTGATGGAAAACTTGCCACCTCTTCGACCAACTCTTCTGCCCAACTTGTATTAGGAACCCACACCATCCCACTTGCAAACAAGTCAGATACAGAATTCAGCCTAGCTATCTTATCATTACCTTTAGTCGGCGTAAAATCTTGCACAGGTATTCCCATCGCACGCAACTCAAAGATCAACGGCGACCCTGCTGCCTTGGCTTCAACAATAATAGTATCGGGTTCCCACTCTTTATATTCCCTATACGCTCTTTGCTTTAGTTCTGGAAACTCCATACGCTGTTTAAACGCATTGAGCAAGATAATATTGGCCTGATTTATGCCCCTATCGTCCGGCAAATAGAAAACTCCCCACGTTGTACACGCAGAATAGTCGCTACGCTCCGTTTTTAGGAAGGCAGTATCCCAAGACTGGATAATAAACTCGCAATATGGGGGGCTATCTTCCTCCCAAA